ATCTACATGAAAATACCATTTACTATTAAACCAAGTAAATGCAGTTTCTAACTTACCTCTAATCTCTTTTGGATATTCACTAAAGTAAAAACTGCAACTTGAAATCTTTACTAGATTCATTTGTTCTTCTTTAGTTAGATCATTAATTGCAGTTCTAACCATATTTTTAATAATGTCCTTTTCACTTGCATCAATACAATGTTTTACGTTCAATGTTGATGTTTTTTGTACTGGACATATCAAATGATTTTCACTTTGTTCAAAAGTAAAAATAAATTCTGTAACTGTATTAAATTCAGTTTTTGTAATTGTAATGTTTTTCATAATTAATACTCACATTCAAGGACTTTTCTTAGCATTACTTCGTCATTCATGCTGATAGCTTTTTGAATATTTAAATTCTCTAAACATTCATTAGGATCAATAAGGTATTCACCCATTATTGATAGATATAAAAACCGATTCATAGGCTTTTTTAATTTAGTTGGTTTCATTTAAACTGGTATGTTTATGTAGGTTAGTATAGGTATAAGAATAAAATAATGCAAGTATTGTAAAAACAAATAAAAAAGAGACTTTTTACAGTCTCTATTTTTAATTCATTTTGCAAAAGGTAAGTAAAAGAAATTAGTCTCAAATACTTTCTCATTCATGCCTATATACATAATAAAATCATTTTTTTTATCTTTATCAAGACACATCAAGGCAGTTCTTGTACTTTTTTTTATGCCTTTAATAAATACATCATCAAATATAAATTCATAGTCAAAACTTTGACCTATCATTAAATCTTTAAATTTTTTATACATTGTTTTATTCTCCCTTTAAACTACTTACTAATAAATCCCTTTTATCTTCGTTTAAATACTCATTATTAAATCTAGTAAATAATTGATAAGTATCATTATTGTATAAAATTTCCTCACCAAGAATATAAGCCAACATATTGGCTACATTTTCAGAGTTAGAAAAATCAGTTGATACTTTACCAAAATTTGACTCTTCATATTCTTTAATGGTTTCAATAGCATTAAAAACACTATCCTTTTTTAACCATTGTTCGGCTTTATAATATCCAATAATAAAGTAATCTTCATTAAGTAAATAATTATGTAAATCACAAATGTGATGATTTAAACCAACATCATCATTAAGTTGTTGAATGATGTATTCTTTTACATCTTCTTTTAATTGATTCATTGTTAATTCTGGTATGAATACTCTTTAATTATACATGAAATGTAGGTTTATGTAAGTGTATTATCATAAATTAATAATACACTTTTTATTTATTTGTTTTAAAGAAAGATTAATAATAAAAGTATGTAAGGTGTAATAATAAACTTCATTTTAGTAATTGATTAATTAAGGTTTCTTTTTCAAGTTGTTTACATGCTAAAGAATCACTACCTCTAGCATTACAATCTAATTGAGTTGACTTCTGGAGCGATAGACTCACCCCAGAAAATACAACTATTGAAAAAAGTAAATAATAGAATGTTGCTTTAATCATTTTTTGTTTTTCTTGTTAATAAATTTTCTAATTAGTGATCTTGTAAAACTAGAGAGATTGACCTCACCTGTCTCAGAGAGAACCAGAGCCACATATTGACTGTGAAGCTCTGGTGGTAGTGTAACTTTGATTTGTAATTGCTTTGTTGATTTCATTACTTAACCTCTGGTGTAAAGTTTTCACTAGTGTTTAAGTTATTAACTAGATAAGCTGCTAGTTCATCCTTCAAACTATCGTCTTTTGATTGTTCGATTTTATCAACAATAATTTTAAAGACTTCAGTTAAATATTCTTTATCTACTGAGTAACTAGAAGATAACATTTGAAAACTTGAAAGAATATCTTTTTTAATCTCTTTATTATCTAGTTGAATGTGTAGTTTCTTAGATTCGTTACTGATATCTAAAAAAGAACTATATGAACCAAAAGCAAAATTAGTTTTTAATTGCTCTGTTTTTAGCGTTTGGGTGTCCTCTGTTGGGAACAAATTAATTGAGTTCATTTTTTGGTATGGAATGAATAATTTTGTTAGATGTTTAGTTAAGTGATCTATAAATTAAAAAGATAGGAATAATTATTTTCTAAGCTAGAAAATTTTACTGCTCCTAGAATCATAATTTTAGAATTTACTAAACTTAATTTTATTATATCATAAATTAGTATACAAACAAGACAGAAAGTACAAATAAATTATTTCTTAATATTCCAAGTACAAAATTTTACCTAGTGATATTTTTTATAGACTTCTGTAGACTTCTTTAGATTTCTATGTTCTCAGACTGTCTTGTAGTCCTCTGTATGGACTTTTTTTTACTTCTTAGGTCTATTAGTTCATATTGGTCTAATTTTTGGACTGGGGTGGACTTGCAGTATTTTTTTTTATTTTATCGAGTACCGAGGAACTTAAATATATTCTGGTTAATTTTTTGGTTCAACTTTTATGGAAAGTTCAGGAGCTTGAATGTTGACAGTTTCTATGGATTCGCCAATTACTTTTCCTAGACTATCGAGAATTTGTGCTGCGGTTTGGAGTTGACCTTTTTTCACAGCTTTATTGAAAAGTCTTATTCTCATTGCTTGGAGGCGAGGAAGGAGAGCTTCTCTATCTTTTTCCCAATCTTCGTTATTCCAGACTTTAACTCTATCCCAATCATGCCAAGCGGTAGTTTCGGAGATATTTTCTATTGATGCGTGTTCTATAACTAATTGGCGAGTAGTTTTACCTTCAAGTTGCCGAGCATATAGTCTTTGGGAGCGTTTTAGGACATCTGAGACTGTGGAGCGAGTTCTTTTTTTAGCAGGATTAGCGAGAGGATTATTTAAGATATTTTC